AACAGCCGTGGTGCTTTTCTATTGTTTACAACGATGACACGGGCGAGATGTCCAGCGTCAAGGCTTACATAAGGCATCGCTATGCAGATTTACATTGACCTAGATGATATTAACCGCCGGTTCTGGCGGAAAAACCAAATCGAGCAAGAAACTTACGCTCGGTTGCAAAAGAGAAAGGCGGCACAAAATGAACGGAATGACGATAGGCTTTCCGATAGCATGGGTGGATGCGATACAAATAGTCTTGCTAGTGCTAATCTTGGTTAGAGCCGAACTAATCCTGAGAAAATAATATGTCGGAAGAAAGCAAAGTCGTAATGGACATAGCAGCGGGTGGCGTTACTGTCGCATCGTTCCTTTCCTACTTACCAGAAATATCGGCTGGGCTGTCGATCATTTGGCTATCATTGCGGATATATGAAACAGTGAGAGATATGATGAACTAGAAATGCCTACTCATGTTCGCACCGGGAGGGCTGGTGAGAATATATCGGCTGGGATAATTTCGACACTACAGGATGTTGACGTAAACATCGTCCAGCAACCTCACTACGATCTGTTGGCCCATGTAAATGAGCGGGACTTAAAAATTCAAGTTAAGACCGCAAGTGTAATTCAAAACAACCCGCGCACATGCTCGTATGAGCATTTTAACTTTAAAACAACCAGGGGGGTCAAACCGCACAAGCCTCTTGATCCGACTAAGTTTGATATTCTGTGCATGGTGGCACTCCCATACCGATTGTGTTTGTTTAGAATGTCGGAAACTGTGACCACCACTACCATCAAAATCAAAACTGGGTTATTCTCAGTAGAAGCAGAGCGAGACAGTTGGGAAGACTGTATCGCGCACATAATTGGAAGCAAGAAATGATAGGCAAACTTGTAACAGCGATTACCGGCGTTGCTTCGAGCGCGATACAAGCGCGCACTGAAAAAACGCAAGCTAAACACAAACTTGAATTAGCCGTGCTAGAAAACAAAGCCCGGCTTGCCGCTGCGGAAAATGCAGCTAACAGCAGCTGGGAAATGGCACAGCTGGAAGACAAAGATAAATGGCTTCGGTGGTTTTCGTATTCAATGTTTACCGCGCCGGTAGTCATAACTGTTGTCAGCCCGGAATGGGGCAGGGCAATTTTTGAAAACCTAGAATATGCACCAAGCTGGGTAGTTGAAGTCTGGATTGCGATGAACGGCGCTGTATGGGGTCTGTCATCTCTAAAAAACGTAGTGCCGAGCGTAGTCGGCTCTTTAAAGGGAAAAAAGTAATGGACTTCTTTGATGATGATGGAAATTTCTGCTTACCAGTTACGATTGTTGATGAGGACGTAGTTCACTCAGCAATCAACCAGCTGATATTGCATGAGGGCTTGCGGTTGAAGCCGTATCAATGCACCGCAGGTAAAACAACTATTGGTGTTGGCCGCAACCTAGATGATGTCGGAATAACCGAAGATGAGGCGATGCTAATGCTGCACAATGACATGGTGAATACTGTGCGCGAAGTCGTAGGTGTCTATCCCGCATTTGGCGATCAGCTACCGGCGCGTCAAGTGGCGCTCATTGATTTTGTATTTAATCTTGGTATCACCCGCGCCCGGAAGTTTAAAAAGTTTTGGGCAGCACTAAATTGCGGTGACTTCCAAGCTGCCTCGAAAGAATTACTGACGAATAGCGCAGGTGATGCGCCATCTAAGTATGCACGGGACGTTGGACAACGTGCATGGCGAGTAGCCAATCAAATCAGAACAGGACATTTTGATGTCGAACAAGTCGAAAACCCTTGCTGATTTAGACTTAAAAATTAGGGCGGCCAAGCGCCAGAAAGCAGCCATTGAGGCCCGGTCTGATTTTTTGAAGTTTGTAAAGCTAACCATGCCTGACCCAAACGCTCCTGATGATATTGCGGAGAGTTTGTTTAAGGATGCAAAACATCACAGAGCGCTTGCAAAGGTTTTGGAGAAGGTTGAAAAAGGCCACCTTCCGAGGCTTATTGTTACGCTTCCTCCGCGTCATGGCAAAAGTGAGCTTATATCTCGTAGGTTTATTCCGTGGCTTATGGGACGAGACAGTTATCGAAATGTCATATTTTCTACATACAATGAAGACTTCGCAGGGGATTTTGGGGCGGATGTGCGCGCGATTATGCAGCAACCCACATATCGCCAGATTTTTCCGGATTTTAGCTTTCGTAAGGGCGGGGCTTCTAAGTCTCGCATACAAACTGGTCGTGGTGGCTTGGGCGTGTTTGTTGGTCGGGGCGGCTCTATCACTGGTCGTGGTGGTGACTTTATTGTCCTTGATGACCCAATCAAAGATTCGATAGAGGCCAGTAGCCCGACTACACGCGAACAGCTATGGACATGGTTTACGCAAGTTCTAATGACACGCTTGATGACAGCTGGCGCGTCAATCGTGATTGTGCAAACGCGGTGGCATGAAGATGATTTAGTTGGCCGACTTACCGACCCAACAAATCCTCACTACACAAGAGAAGAAGCAGAAAAGTGGCATGTAATAAACCTTCCTGCGCTGGCAGAGGATAATGACCCGCTAGGCCGAAAGCCCGGCGAACTTCTGTGGCCGGAGCGCTTTGACATGGAGTTTATGGAAGCGCAGCGCCGGTTGGACAGCCGAGGCTTCGCTGCTTTGTATCAGCAGCACCCGACACCGGAAGATGGTGACTTGTTCCGGCGCAACGATCTCAAGTTTTATGATCCAGCCAGCAAGCCGACAGACTTGCGAATATACGCAGCGTCAGACCATGCGGTAGGAACGGATAAAAGCCGAAACGATGCCACCTGTATGTTGATAGTTGGTGTTGATGAGAATGATGATATTTATTTATTGGATACATGGTGGGAAAAGCAAGCAGCCGACAAAAGTGTCAACGCTATGATAAACCTCATTAAGAAGTGGAAGCCACTTATATGGTGGGCCGAAAAAGGCCACATAACAAAATCTATCGGGCCGTTCCTAAGAAAGCGCATGGCTGAAGAAAAGGCATACTGCCGTATTGAGGAGGTTACGCCGGTTGCTAACAAGGTGCAGCGCAGTCAATCAATTCAAGGCCGGATTAGCATGGGCAAGGTGCTGTTCCCAAAAGTGTCTCCGTGGACACAAAAAGCAGTAGATGAATTACTTAAATTTCCTAACGCCCGACATGATGATTTTGTTGACGCTATATCGTATATTGGAATGGGATTAAACAGGTTTGCGACACCCGGTCAACAGGTTCGCGGCCAGAGCAACGTGCCGAAGGTAGGAACGCTTGCTTGGATTAAATACGACAGCAAGATGCGTGAGCGTAAGACAAAAGACATTATTGAAACAGGCGGGTTCTAATGCACGAAGAAGAAACCACTATCATTGTTGCAAGCACCAAAGATGGCGATGAAAAGCAGGTAACTGAAAGCCGCCGCAAACTCGTTAAGGAAATACAGTCCCGTGTTTCAAATGCTAAATCACACTTCAAACAAGAGTTTGAGCAAATGCGCCGAGATATGGACTTGGCGTATCATGGTTTCGATAAGCGTATATGGGATGACAATAAGTATGTTGCCAATATCGTTCAGCGCCATGTTCAGCAGCGCACAGCTGCACTCTATGCTAAGAACCCTCGCGCAATCTCTAAGCGCCGCCCCCGTAAGGATTATTTAATATATGATGGCGACCAAGAAGCGTTGGCCGCTTCGCAAGCGGCGATTCAAGTAGCGAAAGAAAATATGTTAGCACCGCCGGTGGAAGCTGTGGCGCTTGTGCAAGACTTTCAAGCTGTAGAACGTCAGCGGAAGATGCTCGACAACGTAAGCGAAAGCCTAGAGTTTTTGTTTCACTACTTTATGGATGAGCAACAGCCCAGCTTTAAGGCTCAGATGAAATCTCTAGTTAGGCGCGTAATTACAACCGGCGTTGGTTTCGTAAAGGTAGGTTTCCAGCGTGACGTTGATCGCTCACCAGAAGTCACGGCAAAACTTGCAGACGCGCAAGCCCGGCTCGACCATTTGCGGCGGTTGGCTGAAGAAACAGCTGAAGGCGAACACGGCCTTGACAGCGCCGAGGTTGAAGAACTGCGCCTGTCAGTAGAAAGCCTGATGAAAGAGCCAATGATTGTTATTCGGGAAGGATTAGTTTTTGACTTCCCAGAAAGCACATCCGTTATTGTCGATCCTATGTGCCGCCAGCTGTCAGGCTTTGTTGGCGCTCGATGGTGCGCCCATGAACTGTATCTCACGCCGGAAGAAGTCAAAGAAATATATGGTTGTGATGTATCAAAAAAATACACCAAGTATGATGTCGGCGGAAACCAGACTGACGATTACTCAAACCGACTGCGCGGCACTGACGGGGATGACACGAAACAGGAAGGCTTGTGCCTAATCCATGAAGTTTATGACAAGCCTTCTGGTCTAGTTTATGTGGTCTGCGATGGTTACAAAGACTTCCTTAAAGAGCCAGCAGCCCCAGATGTTCACGTTGAAGGTTTCTGGCCGTTCCATGCGCTCGTATTCAATGAGACAGAACATCGTGACAAAATTTATCCACGCTCAGATGTAGATTTGCTGTCACCGATGCAGCACGAATACAACCGGGCTAGGCAGGGCTTGCGGGAACACCGCCGCGCTAACCGGCCTAAATATGCAGCACCAGCTGGTATGCTTGAGCCGGAAGATAAGGCCAAGCTGAAAGACCACCCAGCAAACGCGCTTATTGAATTACAGGCGCTTGCTACAGGGCAAAAGGTAAATGACGTTATTCAGCCGGTGCAGCAAATTGGTATTGACCCCAATCTATATGAGGTTCGCAGCATCTTCGATGATGTGCAGCTGGTCGGCGGCGCGCAAGAGGCCAACTATGGCGGCGTAAGCAAAGCAACCGCTACAGAGACAAGCATTGCCGAAAGCGCGCGCATGAGCAGCCTCGGCGCGCAAATCGATGAACTCGATAGCTTTATGTCAAATGTGACACGCACAGCTGGTCAGGTGTTGCTACTTGAAATGAGCCAAGAGCAGGTTCGCAGAATTTGCGGCCCCGGCGCAGTATGGCCGGAACTAAGCCGCGAACAAATTATGGAGGAAGTCTTCCTCGAAATCGAAGCTGGTTCGACAGGTAAACCAAATCGTGCCGCCGAACTTCGTAACATCGAGCGCATTATGCCGTTCCTTATCCAAATCCCGAACATTGATCCGCAATGGTTGGCGAAGGAACTTATTAAGCGCTTGGATGACAAGCTAGATGTCGAGGAAGCAATCCGCGTTAATATGCCGAGTGTCATAAGCCAGAACGGCGCTATGCAACCCGGAACGGGCAACCCGGCGACAGACCCTGCCGCGCAGGGAGGGCAGGGAGCAAATAACGCGCCTATTCAAAGGGGATTAGCACCGCCTAATTCCCAGATGGATAGTTAGGGTGAGGCGGATCATGGCGTTTATCTTTCAAGTTACACACGAAGGAGACGGAACGTCCTTTAATCGCAGCGAAACCAAAACTCACCAATGGGCTGGTAGGTGGGATGACTTTTACGCAAGTCAAAAACATCCACGCACATGGAAGCTAAGAAAATGGCTAAAAAAATCTTATCAACGTATGAGCCTCCTACAAAGGTAAGGCGGCGAAGTCGAAAAAAGCCCCTTAATCACCGAAAAAAACTTGGCCCACGAAGCGTTTATCGTGTGCGCTGATTGTTGATTGTTGCGTATTGGCACAATATAATCATATCAACACCACGAGTGTTCAAAGAGGACGATAACTATGGTCGATCAAAACGACTTGGAAGCGGAATCGTCACCCGTTTCTGATGAAGAAGGCGTAACTGCGGAATCGCCTCCCGCTGTTGACGAAACTGAGGACGAACTCCTTGCTGTTGTGCAAAGCGCAGTAGAAGGGACTGACCCCGAAGAACCGGCCTCGTCAGCCGAAAGCGATGAGGAAATAGCCGATGAGGTTGTTCCCGAAGCCGTTGCTGAAGAAAGTGACATCGAGCCTTCCGATGACGAGGGTGATTATGATGATGTTCCATTCAATCAGCACCCCCGGTTTCAAGAACTCATTGCCGAAAAAAACGAGTTAAAGCCTCTTGCAGATAACTATGTGCAAATCACTAATTATCTGACCGAGAATAATATCAGTAGCGATGAGGCAGCCGAAGGCTTCCAAATTATGGCTCTGATAAAAAATAACCCGGTAGAGGCGCGGAAGGCTTTGCAGCCGTGGATTGATGAATTGGATTTACATGCTGGGAATAGATTTCCTAGTGATATTCAAGAAAAAATCGATCAGGGCTACATCGATGAAGCATCCGCAGCTGACATGACGCGGATGCGGATGGCAGCAGAAGTGGCCGAAGGCAAGCGCCAGATGACGGAAGATCAGTTAGCGCAAGCCCAACAGCAACAGTATGTAAACTCGTTGGCAGAGGTTGTGACGGACTGGGAAAACGGCAAGTTGGAAACCGACCCGGATTATGAACTCAAGCAAGAAGAAATGGATGACCGCGTAAAAGCGCTTATTTCTGAGTTTGGGCAACCACAAGATGCCGACCAAGCTATTCAATTAGTTGAAGCGGCATATGAAACTGTAAACGCTCGTTTCGCCGCAAGGCGACCTCAAAAGAAAGCGGTTCGCACGGCATCCGGTGGAAAACCCGCCGGTAATCCGGCTGCCCAGCCAGAAAGTGTCTTAGAGGTAATACAGCAGACACTGGCAAGCAGCTAACCGGCATCTTGAGAGGAAAGTAAAATGGCTTTTAGTCAAGACGAACTGGACAACATCGCAAATGCCGTGTTGGACTACTATGTCGATAGAGGCAACGTCTACGCTCAATCTCTGCAAGACAAACCCACGCTTGCTGCTTTTGATAAGGCAGCCAAGCAATTCCCGGGTGGTAAAGCAGAATTAAGCGTTGCCGTTAAAGGTAACTACACAACTACTGTGTCAGGTTACTCGCATAACGATACTGTGTCGTATGCAAACCCCGCTAACATCAAACGTGCCGCATACCCGTGGAAAGAACACCACGCTGGTATTTCAGTCACACTGACTGAACTTAAAAAAGAAGGCATCACTGTTGGTGACACGCTGAACAGCGCAAGCACTTCAAACAACTCTGGTCGTGACCAAGTTGTTCTCGCCAATCTGTTGGAAGACAAGATTGACGATATGGTCGAAGGCTACAGCCGTGGCATGAACACCTTGTTGTTTGATGATGGCACAACTGATGCCAGCGCTTTTGCCGGTATTCGCTCGGTCATCCTTGATGACCCAAGCGCATCTGGTTCAACTGTTGGTGGTCTTTCATGTGTCACCAATACTTGGTGGCGCAACCGGGCAGATGTTGCAATCGCAACAACTGGCACGGGTGACGAACTGACAGAGAAACTGCACAGCGAAATGCGTCAGCTTCGCCGCTTTGGTGGCAAGCCGAACCTCGCCGTTGCTGGTTCTGCGTTTTTGGATCGTCTGGCGAAAGAAATCCGTGATCGTGGTAATTACACGAACACAGGTTTCGCGCGCGGCGCTAACACCGACTTCGGTATTGCCGACATCTCCTACAATGGTCTTACATTCCAGTATGACCCGCAATTGGATGATGAAGGCACAACTGCCGTAAGCGGTCAGGACTTCTCCAAGCGTTGCTACATTATGGATACGTCCAAAATCTGCATGTATTACATGCAAGGTGAAAAGATGAAGCGGCACTCGCCAGCTCGTCCGGCCACTCAGTATGTAATGTATCGTGCGTTGACAACCACGGCAGCTTTGTCGGCTTCACAGCTGAACTGTCATGGTGTTTACGAAATCGCTTAATTGCATGGGAGAGGGGGGCTTCTCTCCCTCTCCCTTATCTTTTTGAAAGGGAACGAAAATGGATATTTGCACTTGTGTCGTAGCAATCGGGGGCGATCCCCGGGCTGTAGTTCCAAAACACAGCGTCACACCAGCAGAGTTGGTTCTGCTGCAACAAGCACACGGCGATGATGCCGTAACTAAAATTCTAATCGCCGCAAACGAACCTCGGACGGACGATGATGAACGGGAGCGCTTGGCGCTACGTTATGGCGATGAAAGAGTTGTTCAAGCCTTCGGTCAGTATGGCGATTTACCGCAAACCTGCAAAGCGGCGCGTATTGCAGAAAACCTAATGGAAGAAGCTGCCACGGCAGAGAAACCAGTAGAAGAAGACGAGGATGAATAAATGGCAAGAGGCACTACGCTGGGGAATTTGGTCAACGACTTGCGGTCTGAAGTAGGCCACAGTCTTAATTCAAACTTGGGTTCATCGATGCGCGATGTGCTGATTAACTCAATCCAGCGGGTGCAACGCCGTTTGTGGGATGACTATAGCTGGCCGTTCTTGCGCGTCCGGCGTGACATAGATTTGCAAGATGGTGCGCGTTACTACGACCTTCCAGCGGATATGGTTTTTGAACGTATAGAGAAGGTTGAATTTAAGTATGGCGATATATGGGAGCCGGTGAGTTATGGAATTGGGCGTGACCAATATAATCAATACGATAGTGACCGGGATATTCGCAGCTGGCCGATCTATCGCTATGACAATTACGAAAACAATCAAATCGAAGTTTGGCCTATCCCCAACCAGAACATTGATGCAACCACCGGCAGCGGTAAACTCCGTATTCATGGCATCCGCAATCTTAGCGCTTTGGTGGAAGATAGCGATACCGCCGACCTTGATGACCAGCTTATAGTCCTTTACGCAGCCGCCAATATGTTGGCCCGGCAGCGTCAGGCTGATGCTGGTGGCAAGTTGCAAGAAGCCAATGCTCACTACATGCGCCTAAAAGCCCGACTGTCTAAGTCAGATACATTTGTGATGGGCTCAGAAACGTCAGACGAATATCAACCCAAAGGGCCGCCTCGCGTAGCAGTTATTACCTCGTCAGGAAACTAAGCTATGGCCTATATCATTATTGAGGATTTTCGCGGTGGTCTTGATAAGCGGCGTATGGATGTCCATGCTCCGCCCGGCAGCCTTATTGAACTAACAAACGCCCACATTACTCGCGGCGGTGAAATCGAAAAGCGCCCAGCGTTTGTTGAAGTTTGTGATTTGCCAACTGAAACAAAAGGGCTGGTTGCTGGTGGTGGTAGCTTATACACCTTTGGCACAGCATTGCCGAGCGCAATCACGTTCCCGACAAACACGCCGAACAATCTCATTTATCAGCAGCTCATACACCCGCAGTCTGCGGAGTTGGTCGAAGTTCTCGACCATGAGTTTTTTGATGACAGAATTTACGTTGTTGCCCAATTTAGCGATGGTCGCGTTTATCACTATTATGATGGTGTTCGCATCCTAGATTGGTTTCCGGGGCAAGCCCGGACAAAGTTGACCATAACCGGTGGTTCAGCGGGTGGTCAAAATGCGCGTCAGGCTTTTATCTTTAACGGCACGACAGCTGATTTTGTAGGCAATCAGACAACAGTGTCTATAACAATGACATCACCTGATAATGTGACTACAGCGCTGCTCACAGATGGTGTGTGGACAGGCAATAATGACGCTTCCATTAACAGCTGGCTTGCCAGTATTAACGCTGTGCAGACAGAATTGACAGCGACACGCGGTCAACGAACAGTCAACGGCGTAACTACAAACGATGTGCTGGTTTTAACGTGGGATGAGCCGGGCGGTTTCAACAATGGCTACACATTCGACATTACGACCAGTTCCGGCACTGCAACAAATATGTGGGACTACTTTTACTTCGATAGTCAAACACCACCGCAGCCGATAACAACAAGCCACAATGGCTTGCTAAACAGCATTGCAGACTTAACTGTCGATGGTATTTCCAT